AACTTGCAAAACTCTTATACCAGCATGCCCTATATTTATTTTCAACTTTTTTATATCAAAACTCCCTTTCTCCTTCCGACCACTGGTTAGCCAAATGGGCTACAAAATATGTGGAAATTAATCCAGCTCTTTTTAAAGAAATTGAAAATATCACAACCCATCCGCCTTCGGCGGCGGGCGCTTCACGCCAATCAGACCTTTTTCAAGAAGATATTTTACAATCTAATTATAACGACGAAACGTTGTTGTCAAAATCAAACAGCGCTTCCGCGAGAAAAAAAGAAACCTCAACATCTTCAGAGGGGGGCACAAATAACAAATACAATTGTTACCTTGAGTTTGATAAACGAGTTCCGTTTGTCAAAACATTATCACCATCAGCGCTAACGATGGATAAAAAATTTAATAAAATTTTAATAATTCCTTCTGTCGGAACTCTTAAACGTTTAGTTTATATGATTCGATTGTATATGAATACAAATTACCTTGATTTGGTTTCTTATTACGAGAAAAAATATATTGAAAATTTTTATGTTGAAATTGACGATTTTACATCTTTTCCGACGCAGTTTCTTATTGAACATAACCCAGATTTTACACACACCCCTGTCCAAGTCCAATCGTTGGCATTACAAGACTTGGTTTATAATATAACTTCCAATTATAAAACTGATTTATATATTACTAAAACACTCAGGGTAGACTCGGCCACTTCATATTTTATTTATTCTTCTATAATTCCTAACACAATTTTTATTGCTAGAAATACAGTTATAAAAACCCCTATTGTTGAACAAGAATTAAATCAAAAAATAGATTTAGCAAACACAGAAGAAGATATGTTTGACACAGAAGCAGACCAGTCTGATAATGAGGATGTTTATCTGTCAGAATTTCCAGACCTAGCAGAGAATCAAACAAACAAAAATGCTAAAAATGTAAAAACGTCGCTTGTTTTAACTTATTTTGTTGAAAACTATTTACCGTTAGATGTCGCAGTTTTTATTGTCCGGTTTTGGGATAAATATAAATTTAACCCAACCAATACAGAATTAATAGAAGCAATTGAAAGTAATAATATTAACGACGGAAATGTTGAAATTTATAGCTGGAAGAATTTCCAGACTTATAAAAATCTCACAAATTATATTTCCCCCATTTCTACAGGATTTATATTTGCTTATAAAGTCGATAATATCCCACGGTACACAGCTGTCATGGCGTTAAACCACGTCTAAACTTATGCTGTTGATCATCTTTCTACCCACCCTTCGGGTGGGCGCCAAACGCTTTTGCGTCTGATGGCGGGGCCGAAGGTCCTACTTCTTGATCTTTTTGTTCAAGTTGTCTATTTATAATAGATGTTTTCGTAATCGTTATACAATTTATAGCAGCTACCATCAAACGCTTCGCGTTTGATGGCGGCACCGCAGGTGCTACGCAACCGCCATCAGGCGGGAAACATCCGGTGGTATTCTTGTTTGGGTTTTAGGTTTAATAATTTTTTAGAAAGAAAATTGTTAATTTTATTCAAAACATTGTTGTTTTGAATAAAATTAACAATTTCAAAAATTGATCTATTATTTTAATATATTTATTTTTGTTAAAAAATAGGGAAATATCCCAAGGGTTTTTTATAATTGCAATAATTCGAAACCAAAGGAATGGAAGGGTCATATAGATTGTTTTTTTCTGCACGATTTAATAATTGTTGGAAAATATGATGGAATTTAGACCCATGACCGATCTCATCATTTAAACAATGAGCTAATTCATGTAAAAATACATATGTTAACATGTTATCGTCATATAAATTTCCATTTTTATCTTCTGTACATAATTGAATTTTATATTTTCGAAAAGTAGATGATTTTGTTCCCTTTAACACGACCGTATTAGAAATTTCTGGAAAAATAGGTAAGAGTTTCTGTTTTAATCTGATTATAACTGGGTCGTTCTTTAACTGATTTTCAACCCGTTTATAATAAAGAATTAAACAGCCAATAATTATAACTACCAACAAAATTTTCAAATCCATTTCTTTTACATTTACTAAAGAAATGAATATTTATGTTTGAAGTCAAATTATTATATAATTGTTTACATGAAGACTTTACTTTTTAAAGTTGTAACCAGGAACAAGTGGAGGAGGGTTTCCGTCTTTGTATACCCGTCCATTCCTAGCTCTCTTCCATAATTGCCCTTTTTTATCACGCCATTCAAAAACACCGTAGGGCATTCGATCATTTGGGTCCTCTTCATCGGGTATGTAAATAACTTTTTCTTTTTTTGTTATGAATTTTTCACCATTTTCGGCTTCTGCTTCTTGTAGAAAAGAAATTGTCTCGTCATCGTCATATCTGTATATTGTTGGTGGAGAAGATGTTATTTTGGTCTTTTTTTTCGCAGAGTCAATTTTGGAGGAAGAAGCACCAAGTGGATTATAAACGGGTGGGGTGGGGGCAGCAGGCGGAACAAAAACGGGTGGGGCGGGGGCATCAGACGGAGCATAAACGAGTGGGGTGTTATAAAACGCCCCCATTGCTATACTAGGGCGGACAATCCCTGACGTCCATAACTTATTGGTAGCCGCCCCGCCGCCGAAGGCGGTAGTGGTGGGAGCCCTGCCAGGAAAAGTGGGACCGCCAAATGTAGCAGCGCCAGGAGCAGCGCCAGGAGCAGCGCCAGGAGCAGCGCCAGGAGCAGCGCCAGGAGCGGCGTCAGCCGGATTGGCCGTTGCCGTCCATCTATTAAACCAAGTTGGGGGATATAATACTTTTGGAATTTCTTTGATATACACAGGGGATGTTTGAATTTCTTTTACAGCATATCCTACTGCTGTCTCGGTTTGTGTGCCAGTCGATTTAGTTATTAATTCTCGTTCAAGGTCTGAAAGAACAGGAACAACATTTATTCTTTCGATAGACGGTTGTATTTGGGCAGTTGCATAATCTGATAAGAAGTTAAAAAGCGGTTTTTCAATTTTAGCAGCAGGGGGTATTTCGTTAAACGGACGAATATCAACACGTGTTGTAGAGATAGGCGGTGTTATTTTAACTATTTTACCAACCATCGCATCACCCAACTTCGTACGTAAAATATGAAACCCTTCTCGGGCCCGTATTTCATCATCATATGTGGCATGTAAATGTTGCTGTTGTCCTTTCTTAGGCCCATCGATGTCAGTGATGAAGGAAGTTGTTACTGGAGGAGGTTTTTGTCGTTTTATTTCGTATAAAGCTGCATCATACTTAAACAGATTGTCAGCGGTTATTGGGTAGCGGGCTCGTATAACCCATTTGACTTTCGTTGGATTTTCTGGTTGAATAGGAACAATATCTGTGTCAATAATGGCTTCTTTTAAAGTCTCCATTAAAAACAAACGATCTTGATCTGCCAAGTGTTTGAACAAATAACTTAAAGTACACAAATGATAAGTCGGAAATTCCTGACAGCCTACATCAATCATATTTAATTGTGGTTTTAACAAAGAAAAAAGTTCATTAATTTTAAATTTATTAGGGATTATCCTGGAATCAAACTGTATTACGAGGTGATATTGAGCGAAATGTTTTACTTGTTCTATTTCTTTCGCATGTTCCTCTAATTTTGCATTTTGCATATTTATAATTTTATCTTTGTATGCTAACAGCCCTGCTTGTTCATTAAATTTTTCAATTAATTTTTTGTACCCTTCAAGAGGCTGTTTATTAGTTGAAGGATTATTTGCTTTTTGATCAGTCTCATATTGTTTTTGAATGCTTAAAAAAACAGGGTCTTTACGAATATCATCTCTCGCTCGTAGTATTAAATCAAGAAGTTTATTTAACACAGCCTCTTTGGTTTTTTCTGATAAATATGATTTGGTTAATCCGTATTTTTGTGTTGCTATTCGAGTAAAATATCGTTTATCAACTTCTCTTAATAATTCTTGTTTTATTCGTTCAATTTGTTTAGGACTAGTAGATGGATCGATATTAACAATTTGGTATAAAGATGCTACAATATTAACAACCATTTTAATATATCTGGAATATTAAAACGGGCTTAAAGTTAAGATCTTGTTTGCAAAAATGATTGCGAACTCGTCTCAACCTTTACATATTGTTTTATTTTTAGGATTTGATTTACATAAAATCACGAACTTGTTAAAAACGTTAGACGACACTTACAAAATAGTTATTTTTGACGTGACAGATTCTGGAAGACCACAATTCGAATCTTTATACAAAATATATAAAGATAAACTAACGTTTTACGAAGGGTGTGTTGCAACAAATGTAAATAAATATATTGAAAAACATACATCTGTGTCGGGTCCGGTGTTTGACACATCTTACACGTTCGAAGGTAATCTTGAATTGTTAAATACTTGTAAAGTTAACAATGACGTAGATATTCATCTCGAATGTGGTTTATAAAAATGAGTTTTTTAGTAGTTAAATAATTCACAATCAATTGATTGTGAATTAAAAATTAAATCAAACATTTTAAATATCTAGTCTTTTTTGATATAAGACAACCGCAGTCATATTGTCTTTGTTTTTGTGGAGAAGTGCATGTTTACAAAGTTCAGAAGCAAACATTGAAACTTCTGAAGCTATATTAAATACATTCTTTGGGTCTTTTAAACAGTTTGACACCATTGAGGGTAAAATTTTTGTAATATCAAAATTGTTTTCTGTTAGACCATCAGTTCCTAAAATAATAAAACTATTATTTACAACATTCTCTACGACAGAAACTTCTGGATTTATAATATAAGCACCAGGAAAAGTTTGTTTAAATTTAAAATCACCAAAACCTCGCGAAGGTTCTAATAAAAATGCCATTTTCTTTTGCAAAAAAGAAACCCCAACTTTTTTAAGACGTTCTATTTCTTGTTGATTTGTATAATTATGAGGAGTTGTTTGAAAACGCACTCCATTATTACTGTCATAAACACAGACAAACGAATCTCCAATTTGAAAAACAATAAGAACATCTTGAAATAAAATTATAAAAGATAAAGTCGATCCTCCTTTAACAGGAGGAAGGTCTGGGTTGGTTGACCATAAACGTTGATGTTTTGGCTTGCGCCGCTCCAACGGGGGAGATATTCGTTCTGCTGCCCCGTAAGAGTGATCAAACGTTTGGGTTTTTGATTCATCAGAAAGCGTCAAACAATTTTCATCTACGTTCAATAATGCTGTTTTACGACAATTGGCGGCGCCGTAGGTACCACCACCGAAGGCGGCGGCCGCTTCGTTCCTATCATTAGTATATTGCCACGAAGAAAAGAGTTTTTGCTCTGCTTTTTCAACTACAGAAATTCCAATATTTATTAATTGTTGAATCTTGTCGTTTTTAGATATTTGTTGGTCAGCAAACGAATTTGAATTTTTTATTATTTTCTTTTTTATTTCGGATGGAATAAAATGCTGTAGAAAATTTGACACTTCTTCACCTCCGTGTCCATCTGCAACACCATAAATAAGAAAATGGTCGGAATTCAAAATTAATTCTTGAGTAAAACAACGATCTTCCATTTCATCGCGTAAGTTTTTAACACTGCACGTTGACATATGATAAAATCTTGTCATTGTAACTGTTAAAAAATTAAGATGTTTCAACCGTTATTGGTTTTCATATTTTTCATTGTCTAATTTTAAAATATATTTAACAATAACCAGTTTATATATTAAATGGATTCTTATTCCCAAGGCAACAATCATAATACCACTGCTCCTTCGGTAAACGTACCACCAAACGCGAAGCGTTTGGTGGCGGCACCTACGGTGCTACCGCCTTCGGCGGCGCCAACGGGGGCTTTGCCCCCGTTGGTAGGCGTTTCGCTGGACCGGCAAGATCCACCATTGCTCCTGTCTTTGGAGATGCCACCGACGATCCGAGGCCGATATTCAATCTGCGGCAAAACATTAAAGAAAATAACACCGACGTTCGCGTCTCCTGACCTCCCAGAGCCTTTACTTACGTCAAACCCAGATCGGTTTGTATTTACAGTTACATACCAAGATATTAACGCTTTTTATCAGAAACAAAAGGCGTCGTTTTGGGTTCCTAGCGAAATAGATTTTGCTCAAGATTTGAACGATTGGAGCACTTTATCAAATTCTGAAAAACACTTTATTAAACATGTGTTAGCTTTTTTTGCAGCAAGCGATGGTATAGTAAATCAAAATCTTGCAGAAAATTTTATTGTGGAAATACAATTACCAGAAGCTAGAGCGTTTTTATCAATTCAAGGGGCAATCGAAACTATTCACAGCGAAACATATAGTTTAAGTTTAGAAACATTAGTCCCAGATCGAGATGAACAATTAAAACTTTTTAGAGCGGTACAAACATTTCCTGCAATTAAAAAAAAAGCTGAATGGGCTCTCAAGTGGACAGATAGAGATTCCGCGTCGTTCGCACATAGACTAATTGCTTTTGCGGTTGTTGAAGGGTTGTTTTTTTCCGGATCTTTCTGTGCTATTTTTTGGTTAAAATCCAAAAATTTATTACCTGGAATTTGTTTTGCTAATGATTTGATTGCACGAGATGAAGGGTTACACTGTGAATTTGCGTTGCATCTATATAATAATTATATAGTTAATAAACTACCAGAGAAAGAAATAAAAGAGATAGTTATTTCTGCTTTTGAAGCAGAAAAAGATTTCGTTATTGAAGCTTTACCTGTATCTCTTTTAGGAATGGACAGCAAAACAATGACAACATACTTACAATATGTCGCCGATAGACTTTTGTTACAATTGGGATGTACTAAAGAATATAACGTAGAGAATCCTTTTCCATTTATGGAACGATCTGCCATGGAAGGTATAACAAACTTTTTTGAAAAACGCGTAAGTGAATATAAAAAAATGGTACAACCCCCGCCTCCTGTATTAGAGTTTAGCGAAGATTTTTAAAGCTCCTTAGTTTCTATACTGTAATTAGTATGGAAACGTTACTACCATAGCCTCCGGCATGGTGGCGACCGCGAAGCGGCTACCATCGAGCGCAAAGCCCTGTCGGTACCAACGGGGGCTTTGCCCCCCAGGCGGGTGGATTATTACGATGCCTCTTTAATTTTACCATTTTTCTTTTGTAAAATTAAAAAGAGGTGACTTTATACCATGACAAATTTTCGGCATCAAAATATTACCGCCTTCGGCGGCGCCAACAGGCGCGAAGTGCCTGTTGGTACCAACAATGGCCTCCGGCCATTGTTGGCGCCCACCCGAAGGGTGGGTACCATCAAACGCGAAGCGTTTGATGGTGGCCGCGAGGCGGCTACAAAACTTCAAACATCACCGAAAAAGGGGACATCCACAGAGTGGGCTCCTTTTTATACTTCTTATTTAAACAAGGATAATAACGATTCTATAACCGCTTATTTAAAATCTTTACCCCCTAGAATATTGTATACGAGTGCCACCGCAGTAGGCGGTAATAACAAACTCGGGTTTTTAAATTCTTTATCAAAAATAGAATCCTTTACTTTAGATCTCTCGGCGCCCTCAAACCAAGTGTTTATTCCTCCGTTAAATACTGACATCCGTTTTGGTGGAGTTCTGCCTTATCACTCTCCTACAAAGTTTGAAAAACTAGGAATTTCGGCAACACATGGGGGTTTATTATTGACAAATCGGGCGCCTGAAACTTTTTTGTCACCGAAGGCGGCGCTAAAGGGGGGTCGCGAAGCGACCCCCATCAAACGCGAAGTGTTTGATGGTAAAACACCGTACATAGCCGAGCATTATGTACACCCCGCAGACGTTCATCCGAGAGAGCTACATATTCATTCAGACATTTTGAAAGATTTTTCTTGGGCTGTCGTGACTCCTGAAGATTCACCACTAGATAAACATAAAAAAAAATTAATTAAAACCGTTCCATCTCTTCAATATGCATGTGGGTCCTGTTGGGCTATCAGCTTTGCAGATGTAATGAGTGATTGTCTTGTGGTTTCGGGGGCGGTTAATTGGAGCCCTCATATAAGCGCAACTTATATAATGACGTGTGTGCCCACAATATTTAAAAACAGTAGCCGCTTCGCGGCCACCCCCGAAGGGGGTGATGGAAGTTTGAAAAAAAGTGAAACTATTCATGATGCATGCGCAGGAGGGAACCCTGCCGTTTTAGCTAAATATTTAGAGGGAGTAGGCGTAGCAGATACATCTTGTGTTGATTATTCATGGTGTACAAACAATCCCATATGCACAAATGTAGATTCTTCACAACATTTTTCTGCCGCAAAAATAGCAAACACTCTGAAACGTTCAATACCAAAACCGTGTGGATGTTTTTTTTCAGACTCCAGCAAATATATGTATAAAATTAATCCTGGAAGTGAATCATTTTATATTAATGATACTTTAAGTATTGATGATTTCAGAAATACTGTCAAAAGCCACATTCTAGACTATGGGCCTGTTATCGGGGGGTTTGTAATTTTGGAGAATTTTATTACTGGAAACCATTCAAACATAAACAACAACGGAGGTGTATATTTTGATAGAGCGGACTACTCTTCTGTTAATACCATCAGACGCGAAGCGTCTGATGACGTCCGCGGAGCGGCCGCAAACAAAAAACTTACATTTAATGATAGGATGGTTATGCAAACGGCCGGTTTACATGCCGTTAGTATAGTAGGGTGGGGTGTTGCACACAACATTCAATACGATAATGATAAATGGGGTGATGTACCTTATTGGCATTGTAGAAACTCGTGGGGAAGTTCATGGGGTGATGGTGGGTTTTTTCGATGTGCAATGTTTCCGTTTAATCAAACGGCCCAATTTGATAAACAAATTATGACATCTGTAGGAGGACCAGTAGGGTCTATGGTTCTTATAAGAGCCACCGAAAAACCAACAATAGTAAAATATGATCAAATAGACCCGGTATATAATGAACAAATCAAACATAAATTAAGAGCCGACACGTATTATAAGGCAGATCCATTGCAAGTTAAATTATTAAATCAACACAAGGTATTGTCACAGGTAGTAGATAATAACACAGAGCAGAACAGTAAATATAAAGAAGCGTCCAAAGTCCATGGTATTAATATTTGTTTATTATTGATCTTATTATGTATTATAATAAGCATTTTTTATTACATGTTATGATGAGCCTTCAAATTATGTATCGCGGGACTTAGAAAATGTTCAAGTTTTTGAAATTGAATAATATCCAAAACAGTGTCGTTTTGGATAAAAGAAAATTTTCAAAACTAAAAACTAATTTTTAAGAAAAAATTGAAATTTTCTCTCAAAAACTATTAAATCTTTAAAACCTCAACAATGTCTGCGCAACAAGAATTTATTCAACAATTAATTCAACAAGAAACTAAATTGTCTCTTGAAGAATTTTTTAAAGGCATTCATGAAAGATTTTATCCTGCGCAGGATATATCGTTTATGGAATATTTTTTGGAATTGACAAAACACGAAGGAGAATTTATTGTTCACCATAACAAGTTGGTTGAATATGGAATAATGAGTTCTCAAAGATCGTCAAATGTAAAAGATAGATTAGATAATTTAGGATTGATCGAAAACGAAGAATACCTGCTGCTGGACGTCCAGCAGCAGGTCCAAAGTGGAACCAAACATACAAAAGTGTACATGCTCACACCAGAAGCCTTCAAAAAATGTCTTATGAGAGCGCAAAGACGATCAACCCAAACAGTTGATCCGGTTATATATTGTGATTATTATTTGCTTCTTGAAAAAACATACAGGCTTTATACAAATTATGAAAAAGAGTTGTTAAATAAACAACTTGAACAAAAAGATCAACAATTAGAACAAAATCAGCAACAACTTGAAGATGAACGTCAATACAGGCTCGACCTTGAAGCAGGACTGCTCACCAACGCAAC